ATCGCTTCATCTTCGCAGGGCGGACCGACTATGATGCAGACGATGTTCGGAGAAATGCCCGTTGTCCCCACCCCTCACCCTGCGCTCGATACGGGAAAAGGCATACGCGAGCTATGATATTCGCATGGCAAGCCGCCGGATCAAGAGCCTGCACCATAATTTGAAGGAAGGCGAGAACGTCGTCTTTCACAGAGAACATAGGTCGAAAAGCGGAAGGAACCCCGGAAGTTGGAATCGTTTACCGAAATTTTATCCTTCTTCGCGGAGAAAATGGAAAAATCGGAACAAAGTAAGTTCTTTACGCAGTAAGTAGCCTTGTGTTATAAGCCAAACTCTTTCATACTATTCACATCATGGATGATTACGCTGGCGTATCAAACGAAACTCCCACACAGGAAGACGGCACCGCTCTTCCAAAACAGGTGAAGCCTATGGACACGCCTGAATCAAAGGCGACCATTAAATTTGTTGACGAGAAGAAACGTTTGATGAAGCGATCGCAATACCGCGAACGATTCGATGAGCTCGCGCGAGAGATCGCACAGAACATTGTGAACACCACCGTCTCGTACGGTGAGAAGATTTATGAGAAGACCGGCTGGGGATCGATGGTGTTTTACAACAAACTTCAGAACGGGTCGTATGACATCAACGTCTATCCGCAGAAGCTGACAGATCGAAATCAAAATCGATCCGGCGTTCCTGTCTCTCAGGAGCCTATCGCGTTCTCGAAGATTCTCATTGCGACTTCCGTCCTTGCGGGAAAAGTTCCTGATGCAGAAGTTGTCGGTGATGACAAGGTTTTCAATAAAGCAGCATACGAATTGTGGAAGAGGACATGGACGCTCAAGGGAGCGAACGGTCAGAACACTCTCGAGCGCACGTATCAAAATATCCTTACCTATGGATGGGGAGCATGGCGTACCTACCCTCGCCGCATCTCGGTGAAGCGCGGAGGCATCGACAAGATTCTCTTTGATGACGTGTACCGCGAGCCTCTGGATCCGAATCGAACATGGCTCGGCATCGCTCAGAACCCCGGTGACTACTGGTCTCGTTTCGAGGTCTATTACGAAAAAGATATTCCGAAAGACGAGTTCTTCAAACTCGTGCCGGAAGCTGAAACGTACGCACGCCGAAAGAATTTCTTTGAGCAGACAAACAATACGCAGGTCTTCCCTGAAGGCGACACGACCGAAGAATCCAAAGACGAGAACCAGCTTCTTGCTGAACACTCGTTTACGCTTGGCTACTACGAGAATCCGATGATGGATCGCTACGTGGTGAAGTGTGGAAAGTACGTCATCTACGATGGCCCTATGCCAAACGAAGAAGTATACGGCTCGGTGCTCGTGGCGAACTGTTTCGTCAAAGACGTGCTCGACCCATACGGCGTCGGCCTCTACGAAATGATGCGCGGAAACACCGCTCTCTTCACGTACCTCAACTCGCTTAACGCGCAGCAGGTTGAAGCTGAAATCTTCCCACTCCTCTTCGGCCCACAGGTTCAGAATGGTTCGAACACCTATCGCCGTTCTCCGAATGTCATCAACCCAAAGAATCCCGGCACGCAGATCGATGTCGTCAAAACTTCTGGCAACGTGCAGCAAGGTATTGCTTTTGCGAATCAGCAGAAGACGGACATCGAAGAGAACACCGGTGTGAACAACATCATTGCCGGTTCGAACTCGGAATCTACTCTCGGCTCGACGGTCATCTTGAAGGAGGCTGCGCTCAACCGCCTTACTCCTCCTCGAAACTCGATGATGCTCGCGCTCCAGACGGACGCGCATATTGCGATGTCGTGGATCTGTCAGACCTACCCGGTAGACAAGATTTTCTTCATCGATTCCGACGAAGATGTCGCAGCCTTTGCGAAAGCAAATCCTGACTACTTTGTAGAATCTGCTCCGGTTGTCGGCGATGACGGTGTTCCTGTAGCTACGGTCATCACTGCCTCGAAGAATCTCCGAATGAACTTCGACTTCAAACCAGATGGCAGTCTCATGGAAGACGTTCCTTCTCGAACCATCTCAGCTCGAAATCTTTTCCAAGAACTCGGTCAGCACGGACACGACAAGGCGTACATCGAATTCATTATCGACCCGGATTCAATGCTCGTGCCTTCGATGGAAATTCAGAAGCAGAACTACATGGCGATCTCGCCTCTCATCACGAATCAGATCAACGTGATCTTCGAGATGCGAAACACCGATCCTGAGGCTGCCGCTTCTCAGCTCCGAGCCTTCTCTCGCATGTTGAAAGTGCAGAAAGAAAATATCTACGACTACATTCCAAAAGGAACGTACGACGCGATCATTGCACTCGAGCCTCCACAGAATCCTGCTGCCGACAAAACAGCTCCTATCGATATGGCGAAAATTTACAAGGACGCACCGGCGGATGTTCAGCGCGAGATCGAAGCTGCTGCCGGTCTCACTCCTTCTCAAGACAACAACATTCCTCCTGCAACTCCCGGTACTATTCCTCCGGTTAAGCGAGAGAATCCGGCCGCGCACAAGCCGGGAAAGAGTGATGATAAAGGCTCTGCTTCCCGTGTGAAAACACCGAATCAGATTCCTCGTCCGCAGTCTCCGCTTGGTTCAGCAAATGACGCTTCGATGGGTCGCGCTGCTCGTCTCCCGTTCTTCCCGGGCGCATAATAAAAATATATGGACGAAAACCTTTCACCACAAACAATCAATCAGAAGAAGATGGCGTTCGCAGGAAGCGAACACGTCGCTATCGTTATTCAGCTCCTTCAGGAATGTGGAGGCGTTGATAAGCTGATTGGTGATACGGAGTTCCACACCGTTGTGAACGCCGCGACACTCGATGCCCAGCAAACGATGATTACAAAATTTATAAATATGATCGACTTCATTAAGAAGGGCGGTCTCCACGAACCAAAATAGCCATGACACAAGACACTCGTCCCGAGAACGATACTCTCGAGAAAAAGCCGGTTGAGATGAAGAAGGAGAACTATACGATTCAGGTCAATTATTCTCCTGAAGCGATCGAGAAAAAATTGATGAAATTCATCACTCCCTCTGGAGATGAGTTCGAAATCAGCGCAGAAGAGATGTCCACGATCCTGATCGGACAGGTCAATTCGTCCGTGATCGAGGCCACTTTTGTTGAGACCGACCGCGTGAACGTGGTTGATGTGACGCGTCAGATCAAGGTCCGTCTGGATCGTGATTTCAAATCGGGTGAAGAGATCCGTCTCGAGTATGTGCATCCGTACCCTGTTGAGTTTGCCATCATTGAACAAGCTGCGAATCTCGCAAAGATCAACATGAATACTCCTCGCTACGAGCTCACTGTAGATTACATCAAGGAAGTCGAAGCGAAGATCACTCCAAAGCAGAGAAAATTCGTTGATCGTTTTTACAAATTTATCCGCTCTCTCTGGCCGGAAAAAAACGAAGTCGCAACTGACGATGCTGAAGCAATGATCGAAGAAATCAAAAAGACTGTCGCCCGCTCTGATTGAGATGGCGGCATTACAAATTAAGAACCCTTTGATTCTAGGATAGGAATCGTAATGTATGTCCATAGCGACAAAGATGACGAAGGCAAAGAGGATGGGCATTGTGTTCGAAGAAGGCTACGTTCCCAAGAACGAGACCGAGATCGACAAGCTCATCGAGGCCAAGCAGGAATTGCTTGACCAGCAGAAGCAGGAGAACAAGATCATCAAAGAGGCTGAAAAGAAAGCAGCCGAACATGCTAAAAAGAACGTCCTCGTTCTCAAAGATGTTGATGGTGATGATGTCGATCAGTCCGAGTATTTCTTCCCTCGAGAAGTGAAGGAAGTGACGAAAGACGCGCTCGGAAAAGAAGTCACTCTCGAAGCGACTGACCAGACCGCGCCGATCTACTTCAACAAGAGTTGCGGATATCCCGTGGACCGTGAAGAGCTCATTGAAGAATTCGTTCGAAACTTCCCTCGCAAGAAGGGTTTCCTCTTCTACAAGCTCCGCGACAAGGAGGTGTATCTTGTGATCGTCCCTCTCGCATACGCAACCCGTATCAGCCGAGCGAACGAATCACGCCCCGGAGATTTCCAGCGACACGCGCTTTCCTTCATTCAGGAAGGTTCCGTGAACGTCGATTCGCTGCGTCTCAAACTTCAGAGAATTGCAAAACACAGCTCTATATCCACAGAGCCTATTGTGCGCTAACCCTGAATACCTGTATGATTAACTTAACTCACGTCAACGGCCACGATACGGCCGGATACCTATGAGCGATCCAACACCACAGAACGATGCCGCAGATGAAGCAGCACTCGATGCAGAGCTTGAATCATCGATGGCAGCGGTAAGAGCCGGACAGACACTGGAGGCAGCACCCGCTCCTACAGGTCAGACTGGAGAAGCAGTTCCCACTGGACCAACTGGCGAGACCGCTCCGACTGGAGCGACCGGACCGACCGGAGACACTGGTTCGACAGGAGAGGCCGCAACCGGCGAGACCTCAGCGACTGGAGCTACTGGAGAAGAGGAATTCCGTATTCCCAATCAGGGAAAATTCGAATCTGACGAGGCTTACTCGAAGCGTGTTGAACTCTTCGATCTCGTTAAGCAGCGAAAGGCTGCTACTGATCCCGCAGTGAAGGCGCAACTCACCGATAAAATCAAGTCGGCTAAGGGTGAATTAAAGTCGCTTGGTGGAACGGAGAGATTTATTCCGTCTAAGAATGGAGAAGGTGCTACAGGCGCGACCGGTTCTACCGGCGCAACCGGTACCGTGGATCCCGAGCTCGCAGCAGATCAAGAACGCCTCAAGGCACTTGGCGGTGCGACGAAGGAAGAGGTCGCGGCGATGATCGCTCAGACCGCACACGATGCCACTGTTCGTTCCGATGTGAATAATTTCGTAGGCGCTCATCCAGAGTTGAAAGACGAGGATGTGCGAGAAGTCTTCTTTGACTGGGTGGATAGCAATTACCTTTGGCAAGGAAAGTCGGGCGCAGCTCTCAAGGCTACTCTCGAAATGGCGCATGACGCTTACTTCAAACCGACGGAATCTGTTCAAGCTCGCGTTCTCAAAGCAGCCGATGTAGCAGGAAAAGTAGGTGCGATGGCCTTTCCCGGTGGGACAGGATCCAAGCAAGCTCACTCTCCTGAGATGAAGCAAAGCATCGACGAGCTGAAAGCGACGGGCATGTCGGAAGAAAAAGCTGTAGAACTTCTCTCCAATCTCTAGGCAAAACGATAATTCTTAACGTATGAGCTTCATTCAAGCCATCATCAAGAATCCTACTCGTTCGCTTATCGTAGTACCGAAAGCATCTGGAACCCTCATCACGAACGGTTACGTTCTTGAATGGGCAACCGGCCTCGCCATCCTCGGTACATCTTCGACCACGCGCCCTAACGTCATCGGCGTAGCCAATGGCAGTGTCGCAGTCGCAGATGCACTCACGCAGTGCTCCGTTATCGAGCCGTTCGAGAAGGATGTGTGGATCGTAGATTCAACCAACAACAGCAATGCTGCCCACAATGGTCAGTACATGGTTCTTGGTGCGAACGGAGGAATCGTAAACAACACTGGAACCACTGATACCGCAGGTATCGTCCAGCAGGTCGGTGTTTACGGCATCAACACTGCCAAGAAGATTCTTGTGCAGTTCGTCGCAGAATAATTATTAGCTAGTCTTATTATTCCCCTCGTATGACAGGAACAATTCAAGATTACGCAGTCATCGTGAACAATGTGCTCAAGTACATTGCTCCGAAGGTTGCGGCGACTACCAAGTCTGAATATCTCGACTTCATGTACAAAGTTGAAGATAACCAGCGTATCTACACGGATACTGGTGTCACTGGTCTCGGCATGGCTGAGATCATCCCCGACGGTGCCGTAGCCGTCTCTGATGCCCCAATTCAGGGCTTCACGAAGAACTACGTGCAGATGCACTTCACCAAGAAAGTACGTTTGACCTTCCAGTCGAACTTCTTCCTCTTTGAATCTTCGGCAGCGAAGATCAAGGGTACGGTGAAGGATAAAGTGCTCGAAGGAAAGAATGCTATTGAGCTTGCGAAGAACTACCTCGCGCAGTGTCTTCTCTCTCAAGGCTTCGGTACCTCGTTCACTTGGTTCCCGATCAACATGGTCGGCACGCCTACCCCTATCTCAACCCTCGGTGCTGACGCAGTTCCATACTGGTCTGCTTCTCACCCACAGGAAGATGGCGGTCCGGTTTGGACGAACGTTATCGTTGATATCGTTCCTTCGCCTCAGTTCACCTACTCGTCTCTCCTCGCGGCTCGCCGCCAGCAGAGCTTGAAGAAGGACGGTCGCGGAATGCCGCTCATGTCTACTCTCGACACGATGGTCGCTCGCAGTGGTTCTATCACCGCGCAGTTTGCCAAAACGATCAAGGGTACCATCGACAAGGGACTTGCTCCTCAGCAAGTGAACCTCTTCAACAACGCGCCAGCTACCGACACCTTCTCGGTTGTCGAGCTCTCGCCGTTCGAGAATCAGGGTCTCACTGGCCTTATGTGGGGTATGTTCGACAGCAAGCTCAAGTCTCAGGACTACGGCTTCTTGTACATCGAAGCTCTCGCTACTCGCTCCGAGCCAGCAGTTGTTGACCTCTTGGGCAACCAAGACCTCGTTCTCAACTTCAACTCGCTCGCGCAGATGGGTGCTTCGGACCTTCGTTCGTGGATGTGGTCTGCCGGTGACGGCACCACAGCAGGTTAAGCAATTTAGTTTCCTGCTTCAGCACCCGGTACATCGGGTGCTGTGTCGGGCGAATTAAAAGCCCTCATTATCAGCGAATCAAACAAATATGTTGCAAGACGCACATAGTCGAAAAATCTCGGAATCGATCGATGCACCAGCCGGTGATACGATCATCATTCCTCGAGTAGCGAACGAGTGGCACTATATTCACGAGATTATAGGCGACCTCTCTGCTGCGGGAACGCTTGAAGTGCTCGCTATTGATTCCGATTCAACGGAACATA